GTAATAAATGTAAAACTATAAGATTATGATTTCAGCAGTAGGAATTAAAAGAATCTTGTTTGCCGACATTGATAAGGTAACGGCAGACATTACCCCCGAAATTGCAAAAACTTTGATTCAAGCAGCCATCGCTGCCAAAGATGAGGTCTTGAATGTACACGGGGAAACGTGGCAGATTGAGGAGACGGAAGCCTCCGTCACTGGGTACAAGAACCAATTAACGGGAAAGAATTACCGTTACGATGATGTGCCGGGAGAAGTGTCACCAACTTTCTCTATCGGACAATATGACTGGAAGACAAAGAAAGCGTTCATGGGTGGCGATGTTATTCAGGCAACATCTAAAGATGTGGGT